GTGAAAGCTTTGGGGTATTCAGTTTTCAAATAAAGAAACAAAGTCGCGCAAAAACCCTGCATGTTACGAGTGTTGAGCAAACCAATAGTCAAAGCTATGAGATTCTCAACCCTCGCAATATAGAGGGGGCTGTCAACCAAACCAGGAAGATTCTTCAAGCGCTCCATCATGGCGTGCGCTGCAAAGACATCACTCGACTGATTCTCCATCCGTCTTGTCAAAAGGACCAGTAGATTCGACCTGCTGCGAAGCAAATTGAGATTCCACCAGTACAAGTAAAAAGTGAAACATGTATGCAAGATAGTGCCGCTGACAAAAATAACTAGCAGCGGCGGAATAAGACACAAAGCATACATGTCCACCAAAAGACAGATTGAAGTCCAGCACATAAGAGCCCAAATCACACCATCCACTCGCAAACCAAAATGGTCGCGGTGGGAAAGAATACGTGTGTATGGGTAGTGAATACCTTCAACTGGTTCAGGTTCGGGATCCGCTTCACTTAGTGAAGCGGTCGAAGTACTCGAAATGGATTCATCATCCATTTGAGCCTGGAAGCGCCGATTGCTACGTACAAAGTTCGAACGAACGAACAAGTCGTGCATCGGTCGCAGGACCATCACAATCATCCATCTATCGTGCAACAAAATGTTTGCACAAGCGATGAAGAAGGATGTCCTGAAAACAAGGGTGGACCAGTGCGCGTAAAAATACTCGAGCACATTCCACATCATAAAGAGCCAATAAAACCACTGACTAGAAGGGCAAGTATCGTATCCCTGAAAGGGAAACGGGGTGGGGACACAAGTCATCCCACCCATATCGTAAGTTTCGTAGTAGTTTATCATATTTTCGATTCTCAATCAACTTAGCTTTTCAACAATTAGAAAAGAATGGAGACAAGAATAATCTTAAAATAGACTATGGCTTCCGGGTGCTTTTATAAGTTAAAAGCTGGACTGATCCTTTGATAGGGATACACCTCTGGCCTCTGGCCTCAAGACTTGGTAAAACCTTCTCCGCATTCCAAAGCGGTTCCCCACACAGGCTAGGGGGTGTAATACGTCTAGCAAC